AAACCATTATGGATAACAAAAAATACACCAGATTATAGAAATGCAATATATTATTTAAAAAATAGAGGAGTTTCTATATTTGACATTATTAAATATAGAATCGGATATGCTGAAGCTGGCCAATACTCCGGCAAAATTATTATACCTAGCTATGATGCAGACGGACAATTAAATTATTTTGTATCTAGAGCTTTTTATAAACATGATACTCAAAAACATAAAAATCCACAAGTTTCAAAAGATATAATTGGTTTTGAAATGTTAATTAATTGGAACGAACCTATAATATTATGTGAAGGGTCATTTGATGCAATTACTATAAAACGTAATGCTATCCCATTATTTGGAAAAATAATACAACCAATGTTGCAAAAGAAAATTATTGAAGAGCGTGTTAAAGATGTATACATTTGCCTAGACAACGACGCAATAAGAAATGCATTAAATATTGCAGAACGATTTATGGCAGAAGGATTAAATGTACATTTTATCGAATTAAAAGACAAAGATCCTAATGAATTAGGATATAAACATATTACAAAACAAATACAAGACACTTATAAATTTTCATTTGAAAGATTAATGGAATTAAGAATGAATCTATTATGGAAATAAAAAAACTAAATACTACAATAACACATATTGATAAAATATTTCATATTTCAGATATACATATCCGAACATTAAAACGACATAAAGAATATACAGAAGTTTTTGAAAATTTATTTCTATATTTAGCACAACATGCAACAAGAAATAGTATATGCGTAGTAACCGGTGATATAGTACATTCTAAATTAGATATGTCTCCTGAGCTGATAAATATGCTTACTAAATTTTTTAATGGATTTGAAATACCTACAATTGTAATGTTAGGAAATCATGATATGAATTTAAATAATTTGTATCGTATGGATGCTTTATCTCCAATATTAGATGTAATACAAAACTCAAATATTCATTTTATAAAAGATAATGGATTATTTGAAATGGCTGGTGTTGTATTTAATCATATGGCAGTAGATGTTGCACCTAAAAATTATATTAAAGCATCAGAATATAAAGCTGCATATAAAATTGCATTACATCATGGGGCTGTACATAATGCTAAAACCGACATTGGATTTAAAATATCCAATGAACATGTTACTACTGATTTGTTCGAAGGACATGATTTAACATTACTAGGCGATATACACAAACCTGCACAGTTCTTAAACACTCAAAAAACTATTGGATATCCTGGATCATTAATTCAACAAAATCATGGAGAAGTTCTTGATCATGGTATATTAGTATGGGATCTGCCAGATCGTACATCAAAATTTGTTGAAATACAAAATGACTATGGATATGTTACTTTTGAAGTAGAAAAAAACAAAATTAAAAAATCTCCACATAGAATACCTATAAAACCTAGAGTTAGAATTAAATTTACTGATACAGATGCATCTGACATTAAAAAACTTATTGCAACTATACGTAAAAAATATAAAGTTCAAGATATATCAATACAACGTACTGCAAATCATATTGAAAGTAACAAAAATGGATCTATTGCAATAGGTAACGTACGGGATGTAGAGCATCAAAATAATTTAATAACAAATTTTATAAATGAAAATTATCCAGACTCCAATAAAAAAGAATTAGATGCAATTAGACATATTAATAGAACAATAAATTCTAAACTACCTGTTTTAGAATCAGTTAGAAACGTAACATGGTATCCGGTATCGTTTGAATTTGATAATATGTTTTCATATGGAGAAAAAAATAAAGTAGATTTTTCTAAATTATCTGATGTTATAGGATTATTTGCAGCAAATGCATCTGGTAAATCATCTTTTCTAGATGCTATAATATATACAATATTTGATAAATGTAGTAAAACAAGTAAATCAAAAGAAGTTTTAAATAATAAAAAGTCTGGATTTAAAGGTATTTTTAAATTTAAATTAAATGATAAATTATATACAATTGAAAGAGAAGGAGTAACATTAAAACATGGTCATGTTAAAGTTAATGTTAATTTTTATAATGAAGATGAAAATTTAAATGGAGAAGAAAGAAGTGATACAAATAAAAGTATACGAAGATATTTAGGAACATATGATGATTTTATTTTAACAGCATTTTCATTACAAGCTGATAATAATAATTTTATAGAAAAATCACAAAGAGAAAGAAAAGATTTATTATCACAATTTCTAGACACTACTGTATTTGAACAACTATATCATTTAGCATCAGAAGATATAAAAGAAACAGCTGGTAAACTAAAAGAATATAAAAAAATAGACTTTGGTTCTATTATAAAAGAGTCTGATGATATTATTATTGAAAATCAAGATACTATAATCGAATTAGAAAAAAATGATAATGATTTACAAAATTCTAGAAATGATATACAAAACAAAATTGTTGAATTAATTGAATCAAAACAACCAATGTCATATGACGGTCCAGATATTTCTGATTTAGAAAAAACAGAAAACCAGTTAATTGATACTATAGAAAATATAGAAATACAAATAGAAGAATTAGAAAATAAAATTAATTTATTAAATGATGAATCAATTGAATCAATATCAATTAACCAATTCAATTTGCAAAAAAATAAAAAAGAAATATTAAATAAAGATATAAAAATTGTAACAAAAGAACTTACTCAATTGGAACAATTAATTAAAATACAACAACAAAAAATAGATCATTTATTAACGCATGAATATGATCATACTTGCAAATATTGTACTTCTAATATTTTTGTTAAAGAAGCTGAAGAAGCAAAAATAGAATTACCAAAAAATAAAAAATTAGCAGATATTGCATTTACAAAACAATTTGAATTACAAACAAATCGTGATATAATTCAAGATATAATTGTAAAATATCAAGAACATATAGACTTATCTAATAAATTAGAAAAATTTGAATTACAATTACAAGTATTAGAAAGTGATTTACAAACAAAAGAATCTGAATTAGAAACAACTAATGAACGTCAAGAATTATTTAAAAAGAATGAAACTGCTATTATTCATAATAAATCAATAGATGAAAAAATTAGAAATAAAAAGAAACTAATAACTGACATTGTAGATACTTTGAAAAATATTACTAATAAAGTTAAATCAAATCATGGAGAAATAGAAGTTGCAAAAACTAAAAAGAAAACTGCATTAGAACAATTAGAAACATATAAACAGTTAGAAACTGAATATAAAGCATATGAATATTATTTACAGTCTGTAAAAAGAGACGGCGTTCCATATGAATTAATTAAAAAAGCTTTACCTAAAATAGAAACAGAAATAAATAACGTACTAGATCAAGTTGTAGATTTTAATATGGTATTAAATACAGATGGTAAAAATATTAATGGATATATTATATACGATGAAGATAATTTTTGGCCATTAGAATTAACTTCTGGAATGGAACGATTTATGAGTTCATTAGCAATTAGAGTAGCTTTAATTAATGTTTCTGCGTTACCTAGACCTAATTTTATTGCAATAGACGAAGGATGGGGAAGTTTAGATAGAGAACATATATCATCAGTAACAAATTTATTTGAATATTTTAGAACTAAATTTGACTTTTCAATTATTATATCACATGTAGAATCTATGCGAGATATGGTAGATAATTTAATAGAAGTAAATAAAATAGATAATTTTAGCCAGATTATACATACGTAATATTTATTAAAAAGAAGAAGTATGTTCAGATGGCAAAAAAACGAATACTAAACAATCCGGATTTAAGTAATAGAAATATATTTTTTAATGACACTTCTAATACCTCTCCTGACGTATTTAGAATAACACAATTTCCTAGCACATTAACAGCAGGTAAAAATATAATTAAGTTACAAGGTAACCCTTCAAATTTAAATGTAGGATCTGTTTTAGAAATATCTATTATAGATTCAAATAATGATCCAATATATAATGAAATAATAAATTATTTAGAAGATGATGGTTCTAGAGTAATTGTAATTTATATATATCCAGATACTCCAGAAGGCGATGCTATAGTAATATTAGGTACTGAATTAGCTAGACTAAATAATCAAGATGTGCCAAGTAAATTTCTTGGACAAATTAATACAGTTTGGTCAAAAACAGTTTCAGTTTCTCCATCATCTGTTAATAATGAAGAGATTATATTTACAAAAGATCCAAATATTATAATAGAAGAACAGATTGGGGTACAATTAGATAGATCATATACAGGAGGCTCTCAAGTAGCTACATATAATACTGGCACTGTAAGATATATTAATAGAAATAATAATTCAAAATTATTATTAACTGGAGGTAAATTTAATTCAGATATGAATGGTGGAACCTTAACAGTTACATCTCCAGTTAATCCTCTTCCAATACCAAACGTAATTCCAACAACAACTCCTATATATACTTCTAAGATTACAAAAGTTTTAAATGATACAACATTAACATTAGAGTCACCATATATATTTCTAACTAGTCAAAGTTTATCACAACAAGTATATAATAATTTTGATGATTCTACATTTTCAATTGAATATAATGTTACTCCTAATTATACAGTAACACAAAATTCACAATCTTTTGCACTAATGCAAGTTAAAAATCTAGATCCAGATACTGGAGATGTTAGTCGTTTAAAATTATATGGAAAAAATGATGGATCATTTGGTGATTATGAATTATTAAATGATATTGATTTAACTCCTACTGAAATTTTTGTTGATGCAACTGGCTCAGTATTGCCAGATGTATCAGTTGGATTTCTTACATCTCAAAGTATTATTGATACATATTGGGAAAGTAAAACTTTTTTAAATAATATAGAAACAACCGGCCCTTTATTGGTTTGGTCTACTAGTTCATTAATGGACGCAGTAATTATTAGTAGTTCAGATGATATATCTAGATTTAATGACGTACATGTTTTTAAAACTAAAGACTTCTTACAAGGAGTATTTGTAGAAAATTCTGAATATAAGATTTCATTTGACGCAATAGGAACACAATTAATTCCAGGTCAAGATTCTAAAATATCAATATATTTATCTGGTTCTTCATTTAATTATGATGGTACTGACATACTTAATCTAGAATTACCAATTAAATTAGGTAAAAAAATTGGAGAAGTTAAAACTACTGCAACTAATAAACGGTATGACGATATAAACTTTTCATTCTTAGCAGATCAAAATGGATTAGCATCATTATTATTTGTTATAGAAAATGGTCAATGGCAACTATCAAATATACAAACATTATCAGATTCAGAATTTGGGTTCACAGAAAATTATACTAGATTAAGAACATTAATTCCAGTTGAACATAAAAGTGATAATCAAATAAATTTTAAATTAGAATATTATAATGCAGCTGGAGATAAAAGTAAAAATATAAGTTTTGTTAATTATAAATCATTTACAGGTGGAAATAGATATATAGACGGAGGCTTTTCTTTATTAACTGGATCATTATTTGTTGCTAATACATTAGATTCTGGAATAGATATATCTGGATTAAAAGATACTGGATTTATACGATCATTACCATATTCTGGATTTAATCAAGCAACAAGCTCTACGGGAGCAGCTGGATTCTTAATTTATTCTGGTTCAGCATTACCAAATCAATCAGAAACTTCATATGGCGGAGTTGGATTAGAATTAGTTGCTGATGAAAATAATTATTTTAGATTTAGAACTAGTGGATCAGATGGAAAAAGTGAATTAGATATTCGAACTGAAACAATTGTAATGAGTGGTAGTTCAGTTTCAATAAATACTCCAACATTCTTTTTTGGAGAAGCTTCTTCTCAATTTATAAGTGGAGCTAACGGCCAAATGGAAATATCTTCATCTGGATATCATATACAACCTAGTGGAGATATAACGGCATCTAGAATATTAATTGAAGGCGGAACAATTACTGATAATGTAACTATACAAGGATCAGTATCAGCTAATAGCATATTAACTCCAGCAACTATCGGAGGATCTCCGTCAACTGCAGCAAATGCATCATCATCTATATCAGATCAAGGATTAGCTATATTTAAATCTGCATCTATAGGAGGGTTTGTAGTTAATACAGAAGAAATTAGATCTGCAGATCAGGAACTTCGATTAAAGTCTGGAGGACAAATAACAGCATCAAGAGTTTTATTAGAAGGTGGTACTATAACAGACGGAGTTACTATACTAGGGTCTGTAACTGCAAATAGTATTCGAACTCCAGCAACAATTGATGGATCTCCATCTACTGACTCAAATGCATCATCATCTATATCTGCAACTGGATTAGCAACATTTAAATCCGCATCCATAGCTGGATTCGTTGTTAATGAAAACGAAATTAGATCAGCTGATAGTAGTTTAAGATTAAAAGCAACTGGTCAAGTTACTGCATCAACATTACAATTAATTGATGGCAATTTTGATGGACAATCAGTAGGAAAAATTTCTGGTAGTGCATTAGTAATGGAAGTACCAACATTCTTTTTTGGATCAACTGCACAATTTGTATCTGGATCAGATGGAAATATTGAAATTTCTTCTTCTAATTTTCATTTATCATCTTCTGGCGATGTTAAACTGTCTGGTAATGTAACAGCAACTTCTGGAGATATTGGTGGATTTGAAATTAATAATAATAGTATATCTTCTACTAATAATAATTTAATATTATCTTCATCTGGTCAAATTACTGGTTCTACCGTTTTATTTACTGGTGGAGATATTGCTGGATTCAATATTAATACAGTTGGTATTAAATCTTCAAATAGTAATTTAATATTATCAGCTTCAGGACAGATAACAGCTTCAAATGCACAAATAACTGGAGATATTACCGCAAATACAATTACAGCAAATACTGCCGGCACCATTGCAAACTTCAATATAGACTCAGTTGGTATTAAATCAGCAAATAGTAAATTAATTCTTTCTGCATCTGGCCAAATAACTGGTTCGAATTTTTTAATGGCAGGTGGACGTATAACAGATTCTGTTACGATTGAAGGCACTGTCTCTGCAAATAGTATATTAGTTCCAGCTGATCTAGATGCTACAGAAGCTTCTGCATCTATATCTTCAGAAGGATTAGCTATATTTAGATCAGCATCTATTGCCGGATTTAATATAAATCCTATAGCAATTGCTAGTGCAGATAAAAGTTTAATTCTTTCTGCATCTGGACAAATTACTGCATCAGATGCAAAAATAACTGGAGATATTATAGCAAATACTATTACAGCTAATACAGCTGGTACTATTGCTAGTTTTAATATTGACTCGGTTGGAATAAAAAGTTCTAATAGCAACTTAATATTATCAGCTTCTGGAAATATGACTGCGTCAAATGCTAAAATAACTGGTGACATTACTGCAAATACAATTACTGCAAATACAGCTGGAACAATAGCAGGATTTACTATTAACTCGGTTGGTATTAAATCTTCTAATAGTAAATTAATTATGAGCGCTTCGGGGCAAATAACTGGATCTAACGTATTATTAGATGGCGGGGAAATAGGTGGGTTCACCTTGTCTGCAGATGAGGTTAAATCTTCTAATAATAATCTAAGATTAAAAGACTCTGGTCAGATAACTGGTAGTGATGTCTTATTCGATGGAGGAGAAATAGCTGGGTTTGACATTAATACAGTTGGTATTAAATCTTCAAATAGTAAATTAATATTATCTGCATCTGGAAATATAACGGCATCTAATGCAAAAATCACCGGTGATATTGTAGCAAATACAATTACAGCAAATACTGCAGGTACTATAGCTGGGTTTAATATAAATTCAGTTGGTATTAAATCATCAAATAGTAATTTAATATTATCTGCATCAGGTAATATGACTGCGTCAAACGCTCAAATTACTGGAAAAATTGTAGCAGAAGAAGGTACTATAGGGGGATTCAATATTGGAGATGACTTAGACTCATCTGCAGGAACTCTTAAATTAAAAGGAGCATCTGGCCAGATAACTGCGTCAGCAGCACAGATAACTGGTAAAATTGTAGCTGAAGAAGGCACAATTGGTGGCTTTAATATTGGATCAGACTTAGACTCATCAGCTGGTACTCTTAAATTAAAAGGCGAATCAGGCCAAATAACAGCATCCGCAGCTCAAATAACTGGTAAAATAACGGCTCAAGAAGGTACTATAGGAGGATTCAATATTGGAACGAATCTAGAATCATCTGGTGGCACGTTAAATTTAAAAGGTTCTACCGGACAAATTACTGGTTCTAAGGTATTATTAGATGGAGGAGAAATAGCTGGATTTGATATTAATACAATTGGGATATCATCTGAAAATAAAAATTTAATATTATCTGCATCTGGCCAGATAACATCATCTACTGTATTATTTGACGGAGGTACTATTGCTGGATTTGATATTGACACTATAGGAATATCATCAGCAAATAAACAATTAATATTGTCAGCGTCAGGACAAATAACAGGATCTAATTTTTTAATGGCCGGAGGTCGTATAACAGATAGTGTTACTATCGAAGGCGCAGTTTCAGCAAATAGCATATTAGTTCCTGCAGGACTAGATGCGACTGCAGCGTCTGCTTCTATATCTTCAGAAGGTTTAGCAATATTTAGATCAGCATCTATTGCTGGATTTGTTGTTAATGAAGATGAAATTAGATCTGCAAATTCTAGTTTAAGATTAAAATCAAATGGTCAAATTACAGGATCAGACGTATTATTTGATGGTGGAACTATAGGAGGATTTACTTTAAGTAGCAACACATTAGCAGCAACAAATTTTGAATTAAATCCTAGTGGAAAACGAATAACATTAGGCTCTGGCAATGATATTTTTATTGCAGACGGAGACGAAGGAATACAATTAGGTAATTCTACATTTAATAGTGCTCCATTTAGTGTTACAAAAGCTGGAGCACTAAAGGCTATTTCTGGAGAAGTTGGAGGCTTTACATTATCATCTAATACAATTTCAGGAACAAATATTATAATAGATTCAGCTGGAAGTATACAGACATCAGATTATGTATCTGATTTGAAAGGATGGAAAATATCTGCTGATGATAATGGATTTGCAGAATTTGAAAATGCAAAAATTAGAGGTACATTATCAACTGCAGTATTTGAAAAAGAAACTGTTAATGCTGTAGGAGGACAATTATATGTAGCAAATTCCACAACATTAACTTCATCTGTATCACATTCGAGTGCAAATTATTTACCTACCGATAGTACAATGTCTGTAGTTAATGCTAGCGGATTTTCTATAGGAGAAATATTATCTTTAAAGAAAGTTAGTAGCACTGGATTTGGTACTGAATATATATTTGTTCAATCATCATCTAGAAACGATTCAAGTAGTGATAGCGATCTTTCTGGAAATTTATTTGTATTAAGAGGATATTCTGGATCTTTAGGATCTGATTCATCATTTGCAAGTGCTTCATTAGGAGATTCTCCAGGAGCTGCACAATCTTATTCTGGATCTCAAGTATTAGTATCAACTGGTAAAGTTGGAACTGGGTTTATAAGATTAAATGCAAATCCTAATAATCAAGCAACGCCATATATTGATATTGTTGAAAGAACAGGATCAGCAATTTTTGATGTATCATTAAAAGCTAGGCTTGGTGACTTATCTGGATTAGCCGGATCTTCATTAGTATTTGGAAATACAGATCCTGGATTTGGTTTAGCAACTGACAATGTATATCTTCAAGGTGGTATAACAGCAACATTTGGTCAAATTGGAGGATTTGCTATAACATCAACTGCAATATCATCATCTAATAATAGTTTAATATTAAGAGGAGACTCAGGTCAAATAACAGGCTCTAAAATTTTACTAGATGGTGGCAAAATTGCAGGCTTTGATATTAATTCAGTAGGAATAAAAAGCTCGAATAGTAAATTAATATTATCAGCTTCTGGTAACATAACTGCATCTAATGCAAATATTACTGGTGACATAGTAGCAAATACAATAACTGCAAATACAGCTGGTACCATAGCCGGCTTTACTATTAATTCAGTTGGTATTAAATCTTCTAATAGCAACTTAATTCTTTCTGCATCAGGAAATATGACAGCTTCAAATGCACAGATAACTGGTAAAATTGTAGCAGAGTCTGGAACGATAGGCGGCTTTAATATTGGAGATGATTTAGATTCAGCGGCCGGCACATTAAAATTAAAAGGAGCATCTGGTCAGATAACTGCGTCAGCAGCACAGATAACTGGTAAAATTGTAGCTCAAGAAGGTACTATAGGAGGATTCAATATTGGTACAAATTTAGAATCATCTGGAGGCACTTTAAACTTAAAAGGAGCAACAGGTCAGATAACTGGTTCTAAAGTTTTACTAGATGGCGGAGAAATAGCTGGTTTTGATATTAATACAATTGGGATATCATCTGCTGATAAAAGTTTAATTCTATCTGCATCAGGACAAATTACAGCATCTGATGCTAATATTACAGGCGATATAGTAGCAAATACAATTACAGCAAATACTGCAGGGACAATAGCAAATTTTAATATAAATTCAGTTGGCATCAAATCATCTAATAGCAACTTAATATTATCAGCATCAGGTAATATTACAGCATCTAATGCAAAAATCACCGGTGATATTGTAGCAAATACTATTACCGCAAATACTGCAGGGACAATAGCAAATTTTAATATCAATTCAGTTGGTATCAAATCTTCAAATAGTAATTTAATTCTTTCTGCATCAGGTAATATTACAGCATCTAATGCAAAAATTACTGGAGATATTGTAGCAAATACTATTACAGCAAACACCGCTGGTACTATTGCTGGCTTTAATATCAATTCAGTTGGTATCAAATCTTCAAATAGTAATTTAATTCTTTCTGCATCAGGTAATTTAACAGCATCTAATGCCCAAATCTCCGGGAAAATTGTAGCTGAAGAAGGCACAATTGGTGGCTTTAATATTGGAGATGATTTAGATTCTTCAGCTGGTACTCTTAAATTAAAAGGAGCGTCTGGACAAATAACAGCATCCGCAGCTCAAATTACCGGAGATATTGTAGCAAATACAATCACTGCAAATACGGCCGGCACCATAGCTGGATTTAATATTAACTCCGTAGGAATAAAATCATCAAATAGTAACTTGATATTATCTGCATCAGGTAACATGACTGCTTCCAATGCTCAGATAACTGGAAAAATTGTAGCTGAAGAAGGTACAATTGGTGGATTCAATATTGGAGATGACTTGGACTCATCAGCTGGTACTCTTAAATTAAAAGGAGCCTCTGGTCAGATAACTGCGTCAGCAGCACAGATAACTGGAGATATTACCGCAAATACAATTACAGCAAACACCGCTGGTACTATTGCTGGCTTTACTATTAACTCAGTAGGAATAAAATCATCAAATAGCAACTTAATATTATCAGCATCTGGTAATTTAACAGCATCTAATGCTCAAATATCTGGAAAAATAACAGCTACCGATGGAGCTATTGGTGGATTTACTATAGGTAGCACATCTTTAATTGCAGGTAGCAACACAACTAGAGTATCTTTAAGTACAGCAGATGGTATACATTTAGGAAATAATACATTTGGTTCAGCACCATTTAGAGTTACAAGAGCAGGAGCCGTAACCGCAACTAATGCTACGGTAACAGGAGATATTACCGCAAATACAATAACTGCAAACACTGCAGGAACAATAGGAAATTTTAATATTAATTCAGTAGGAATAAAAAGTGCAAATAGTAATTTAATATTATCCGCATCAGGAAATATGACAGCTTCAAATGCACAGATTACCGGAAAAATTGTAGCAGAGTCTGGAACTATAGGTGGATTTAATATTGGTTCGGACTTAGATGCTGCATCAGGTACTCTTAAATTAAAAGGCGCATCAGGACAGCTAACTGCGT